AGCAGTGTAGGGTAAGACTTCAATGTAACCTCGTTGCTTTAGTCTTGTCATTATTGCCCAGCAAGCAGACTTGTGACGCCTGGGCAGTATTTGCCTACCATCTAGTTCACCAGCTGCTATCTCTGACGTTGAGGGATACACCCCATACGTTCGTTGGTATGCTTTAAGAAAGTCATAGACCTCTTTCTGCTTGGGGGTTAGCCCGACTTTATCCTGTACCATTCTGCTTTTCCTCTATGCTCAAGCCTTTGTTATATGAAATACGTTTCTCTTTTAATTCTTTAGCCATTTCTTCTGGAACTATTTCAAACGTATGAGCATTAGCTTGCTCAAGCTCTTTCATTTTAGTTCGCTTCTCAGCCGGAGTAAGGCCTGAAGACTGAACAACTTTTAGAAGCCAATCAAGATAGGAATCCCGGTAGTTAAGTGGGTCTTGATAAGTTGTTGGTTTTTTATTTGGAACACAAAGCTCAAAGCTTTCTGGAACAATAGGCTCTTCTTTCTTTGGCGGTATGTTCTCAAGATACTTGTCAAAGATTGATTCAGTTGGCTCCTCTTCTTTTACTGGCACAAGTTCAGCTTCCTCGACCTTTGGCTCAGTCAGGGCCTCTATCTTTGGTGGGGCTACAGCTTCTTGAACCGGGGTTACATCCTTTGGCTCATCGTAGTCTTGTGCTTCTTCAGCAGAGATAAGGCCGTGTATAACGTCAGGGAAAGCGTCACGGATAGCGTTACCCCTAGCCCGGTGTTGCAACATTCTTTCTGGGTAGGCTTTCCATGTAGGTCGGTTAGCTAACTGTGCTTGTTGCGCTTGTTTCATTGAGAAGGTTCTTTTTACTTCCTCTATGCTACCGTCAGAGTGTCTGCGCTTTATAATACAAGTAGCTACGCCCCCCTCTTGTGCCTCGTGTACACCCAGACAACGACTGTCGGCACGTACCATAGCTAGTAAAGCATCACCGTACATACTGGGCTTACCATTTATTACGGCGATTGACTGAAGTGCTTGCAAAGGTGCAAGGCCACACTCTAAACCCCACTGTATTGCCACAAAACAATTAGCGGGTTTGCCCTGATAATCTTTTGGAACTAAAATTGACTTGCTTAATTTTTCTGCAAACAATTCCATTTCAGTCATTGTTGTCGGCACAAGGCTTTGCCGGGTTGTTACAATACTATTCATAGGTCGTTTCCTTTATTGAAAAAGACACAGAGTCATAAAACTCTCCCGTGCCTACCTGTGTTTTCTTTTCCTTGCTTTGTGATGCGGCCTTGATTTGAAAGCCAGGTATCTTGGCGTACTCCACATCAAGACTGTCAAGACAAACGGTGATAGATTCTTTGAGCTTGTCCTTTTCAATCTTTGCCGCACGTTCTGCCCCGGCAAACTGTAGATAGTCACTACACAGATTTGCTAAGTCCTGATTAGTTTTCTCAAGATGCTTCGATATATCTAGGTACTCAGGTTTTTCATCGTCGGCTATTGGCGGGTACTCTCCGTCTTCTTTCACAAGCGTCCAGAACTCTGCATAACTATCAGCCATAATCTCAACCATAGGTGCGTTCCATTTCACCGGGTAAAGGTGCATCTTTCCACGCTGACACATACACGCAATGATGGCCCACGACATTTCCGCACAGAACATCTGGTGCATAACTTGAATTATCCACTCAGGTTTAGGCTTATCGTTGTGGTAGAAGTCAGTCTTAATCTCGACGATGCCCTGCCCCATGAAAGTATCCTGACCACCGTCATGCTTATCTAATGTTATGGGTTCAGACAGTTCAATTATTCTGTCGATGCTAGAGGCAATACCCAAACCTTCCTTGCGATAGGCTTTAGTAGGTTCAAACATAATCGCGTCACCGCCAGACAAACGTTCTATTTCTTCATTAGCCCATGATGCAACGCTTGGCTCTAAGTGTGTACCACGGCGTAACGCACGTTCATAACGTACCTCGTCAATGGACTCGACCCCTGCCCTTGCAAGCTTATGCTTTTGCAAAACTTCATGCCGTGTTTGGAAGCTAGTCTTATGAAGAACGATAGCACCCGCTTCACTGCTACCAATCTCGTAGCCTGTTTTCGTTAATTTTGGCATGATTTAATACCCCTGTGCAGCGGCACAGTTGTCATCAAGGGCGCAACCAAACACTAAAAACCAGTACATACTGTATACAAACAGTATCAACAGTATTGACTCTAAACAGACTGCACTGTACAGCCTCACCTGTCTGGACTGTAAACCTGTTTGGCCTGTTTGCACTAGTATAATATATATTATGCGAAAAACTCCTGCACTTTCCCGCGCTAAGTTCCTTATTTTACTCATTGTCTACTCCTTTTATACCCCGTGTATAACTGTCAAAGGGTTTCTTATAAACGTTAAACCTACCCTTTAGGGTCAAATTCAACTGGTTTTTTACCTTCAAAAAGGTCTTCACGCTCTGATATTTCTTTAAAGCCATTGGTATTTACATACCCATTGCCGTGACCATATCCACCCATTTCTGCACCCCTAGTTCTGGGGTCTTCCGGGGTCATGGTTGCAAAACGTGCATTTGCTGTCGTAACGGTCATCTGAGCATATAAGCATTTATCAGCATTTCTAAGCGTGTTAGAGTTTTTGATACGCTTTAACTCATCGACCAAAGCAGAGAGTTCTTCGATACTCTTAGTGAGATGGTCAACGTGCCACATCGGTATGTCAAGGCGACGCTTAAAACGCATAACCCCTTTCCGAATGTTGTGCAGTGTATAATTGTAGCCCTTCTTATTGTAGGACGGGTACAATGTTCGTTTACTCATCGTTTACTCTCCTATCACTATAAGTATCACGTTGGTTTATAAAAGGAATACATTATAACATTACACTTATGTGTCATCTGACATGACACTTGACCCAGCGTCTCTTAAACGTGTAATGAGCCTTATGCTGCCAAGAATTTCCCGCAGTTCTGCGTTGTAATATGTGTTAGTCAGCCAATTGCAATATGTAAGATAAGCCTCTGTAAATAAAGAGGTTGACCTAATTTTATTTTGTTTTTCTTCTCTGCAAACTTTAATCCATCCGGCCTCTTCACACTCTTTTATGTGTGCTAAAATCGTTTGTCGTTCCGCGACACCTGATTGTACAAGTTCTGGTACAGTGATGTGACAGTTGTCCATCGTGGCTCTGACGACATATAGGCCAAATTTTCGTTTTGATGGTGTGTGTAATGACCACAGTTGAATTTGCCTTTCTTCTTTTGTTTCAGTTGGTCGTTCAGCATTTATGATGCCAATTTCAATATCAATATTTTTTCGCGCCCACAGTTCTGTCAGGTCATTTAGTGTAGCGTCATAATTAACTTTATTCATTGTTCTACCCTTTCATTCTCTTAATGTAATTGCTTACGCTCGACGCATACCATTCTGTTTTCTTTGAGGTATCTGAGTTCATCCTTTTAGACGGCGTCGGAACTTCCATTCTGTTCAACTGCCTGGCTATTTCTCGTAAGCTATGACCTTTATCCACCATGTTGGATATAACGGGCCATACATCTGACGCTCGTTCGTCAGCGATTTTGGCTTGTAGCTCCCTACCCTTGCTAGCAGCTTGGGCAGCGGTTACCGGGTTACCCATTTTAGTAATGACCCTACCCGATTTACTAGTATAACTCCCCTTTTCTTTTATCTCTGCTTTGATACGGTTCATGGACGCTTGTGTTCTCTCGCGTATCATTTGCCGTTCCATTTCGTAGAAACCGGCAAGCACGCCGATAGTCTTGTGGTCCATGTTTGGATTATCCACGACAACGAGTTTAATTCTACCCGTGCTAACCTCTTGGTCGAAAAAACGTAGCGTTTCCCAAGTGCGTCGAGACATACGGCTAAGTGAATAAAGCACCATTGTCGCCCCGTTCTTGCGGCAATAGTCAAAACATTTGTGCAGTTCTTTGCGGCTGTGCCAATCGCTGGCGGCACTTACGCCCTCTTCTTTAAACCACTTAACAGTATGGTCACCACCATTGAGATAAGCCTTGATGCCGTACATTTGGTTTTTCACATCTTGCTTATCAGTACTGACGCGAACGTAACAAGCGTACTTGCCTGTGTGTTCTACCCCGTGGTCAGGTCTGGTTTGGCTGAGTGTCATTTTATTGCTCTCCCTTCAAACGTGCAAAGATTGAGTAAAAAGCATTAACGTATTCCTTGCCGTGCCTTTCTTCATCAAGCCCACGCTCAAACTCTTGGCACATATAAACAAGCAAAGCCTGTTGTGTTTCTGTAAGTTCGATATTCATAATACGGTTACCTTTCGTTTATACATCGTTCACCTATCCACATAGATAGTACAATGATATCAATTGTACAAGTGGTAAATGTAACATTATATTTATACGGGTAATTTTTATGGCTACGAAAAGCGTTCTCTTACGGTTAGACCCCATCGTTCACAAAGAAATAAAACTTCAAGCAGAAGATGAGGGTAAGTCTGTAAACCTATGGTTAAACGAAATAATCTGTAAAGAGCTTGGTATCGAGATTAAGCAATCCACCAAGCTAGTAAGTGTGACGGTTAACAAAGTCGCATGAAGTACAAAGCTAAAAGGGTAGAATTAGACGGCTATACTTTTGACAGTATGGCAGAGGCGAAACACTACTGGCATGGAATAAAGCCCAGGCTTGAGGCGGGAGAAATCAAAGACCTCAGACTCCAACCAGTATTTAGATGTGAAATTAACGGGAGATTAATATGCAAATACATAGCAGACTTTCAGTATGTGGATACGAAAGAGATAGGACCACAAGGGCAGTTAGGTTGCACGGTGGTCGAGGACGTAAAGGGATTCAAGACGCCAGTGTATCGGTTGAAGAAGAAGCTGGTCGAGGCAATCCACTTGGGTACAAAGATATTAGAAGTCGAGCCGCGAATGTATCAATCCAAAAGATACTCTCTGCCATCTCACGCCGAAGTTATATCCAAGTAGAAGTATTGACCGGGCGTAAACGCAATAAGATTATTATGCCGTGGCGACAACTAGCCTATCTTCTAAGCTATGAACTCACGGGCTGTACTCTGACTCAAATTGGTG